GTTGCACTAGCAGCCCGTGAAGCACATCCTATAACAGCATCACCCGGTCCAGAACCCGGTGGTTCTATCATCAAGATAGGAGCTAACAATGAGTATGATGCTCAGCGTTTAGTCGATGCCTTCTTTGAAGCAGCATCAATCCTTGATGAAAAAAATCTACCTAAAACAGGTAGAACAGCTGTACTATCTCCAAGACAGTACTATGCACTAGTCTCTCAAGTTGATTCAAACATCTTGAACCGTGACTATGGTAACACACAAGGTAACTTAAACTCTGGTGACGGACTTGTATCTATTGCAGGTATCGACATTAAGCGTTCTAACAACCTACCTTTCAAAGCTGGTACAGTTAACTCACAAGCTGGTGAGAACAATGCATACAACGGTGACTTTTCACAACACGCTGGTCTTATCTATCAGAAAGACGCAGCTGGTGTAGTAGAAGCAATTGGTCCACAAGTACAAACAAGTGGTCACGATGTTAAAACAATGTACCAAGGTGATCTAATCGTAGGTCGCTTAGCAATGGGCGTTGGCACTCTTAACCCTGCTGCTGCTATTGAAATCCAAACTGCTTGAGGTAAACTATGTCAGTTAAACCCGGAGTTTCAACAAAAAGAACTATCGCTTCTGCTAATGGTATTAGTAATGTAGGTTCTGAAACATTGAATCCACATAGTCCTCTTGAAGCAGGGAGGCAAGTACAGTCGGATGGTTTATCTGCAAGAAGTGAGACAAACGCTACATCCTTATAATAATTATGGCTAACGCTGCAACAGCCGCTGGAAACAATGGTGTTTCTGGTGCAACCTCTACTACTACAGCTTTGCGTGCTTCTGTATCGCAAACTGAAGGTGGTAGTTTTTCAAGATCAGATGTAAAGTCTGAAACTAAAAACCTACGCTTTGCTTATACAGGCGTAGAGTGCGATACTCCAACAGTATCCAGATAAACACGGGGAGCTTCGGCTCCCTTTTTTTTATTCATATAAATTAACTATGACAAGTTCCTATCCGACAACTAATGCTACTGAAGAGTTACCTGCTATCAATCAGATATTATCATCGGTAGGACAAGCACCTGTATCAACTCTTGATCAAACCAACCCAGACGTTGCGATTGCATACAATACATTGTTAGAGGTGAACAAAGAAGTACAAGGTGAAGGTTGGGCATTTAATACAGAATTTGAATACCCAATAACCACCACTAATAAAGAATTTGAAGTACCTAATAATTGGTTACAAGTAGATCTATCTTATACCTATAAAGGTGATATAGATATTGTGAAACGAAGAGATCCTGATGATCAAAAGATAAAATTATATGATAGGTATAATCATACATATCAGTTTGCACCTAATGCTGCTGAAGATTATGAAGTTGATATATTAATCCATACTGATTGGGTTGATGTACCACAACCTATACAAAACTATATAGTAGCAAAGGCTGCTACAATAACTGCCCAACGTATTATTGGTGACCCTCAATTAATCCAAACACTGCAACAAAGAGAAGCATTGGCTAGAGCAAACGCTTTAGAATACGACTGCAATCAAGGTGACTACACTATCTTCGGACACCCCCATGGACAGAGAAGTTATACCAGCTATAAACCTTATACAGCTTTACAACGATAATGGCAAGTGTTACACAACGTGTCCCGAATTATTTAGGTGGGGTATCTAAGCAACCAGATGATAAAAAGTTTCCGGGTCAAGTTAATGAAGCTTTAAATGTATACCCTGATCCAACATTTGGTCTACAAAAACGACCCGGTTTAAAATTTATAACCACTTTAAAAGATGGTGGGGCTGATGAGAAAGGTACTGATGGTACTGATTTTGATGCCACTGATTTAGACGGTGGTCCTTGGTTTTATATACACCGTGATAATGGAGAAAAATATATAGGATGTATTCAAGGTAATGGTACAGCTAATAATGCTAAGATACATATTTGGAATGCTGTAACTAAAAACAAAGCACAAGTAACTTACCCTAGTAGTTCTCAAGCTTATTTAGATCAGACAGCTAAGGATAAGTATAATGTATTAACCGTACAAGATACAACTATAATTACTAATACAAGTAAAGCAGTTACCGCTCAAGCTGCTGCAAGTTTTAATGCTGACAGACAAGCTACTGTTAGATTACTTGGTGTTGAGAATAGTCAAAACTATACAGTTAATGTAACTGTTGGTTCTGGTTCTGTACAAGTATGTGATATTACAAGTAACGCATCTGCAACAGCAGCAAATATATTAGCTGATCTTGAAACTAGAATTAATAATGTAGTTGGTGGTAACTTAACTGTCACTAAATTAAATGGTTCATTAGAATTAACACATAGTTCTGATACAATAGCAGTTACTACAGTTGGTGGTGTAGACGGTAAGCAATTAAGTAGTTACGGTGATCAAGTAAATAATGTATCTCAACTACCAACAGAAGCAAAAGGTGGTAGAGTTGTAAAAATTGTAAATACTGCAGCTACTGGTGCTGATGATTACTTTGCTAAATTTGTAGTAGATGTTGATAAAGCAACAGGTGAGGGGTACTGGGAAGAAACCTTAGGGAATGGTATGTCTCCGGGTTTAACAGCTTCTACAATGCCACATGAATTAGCTAATACTGCTACTGATGTATTTATATTTAGACCTATTACATGGACTGCTAGATTAGTAGGTGACGATACAACTAACTCACAACCTTCTTTTGTTGGTAAAACTATACAACAAACATTTTTCTATAACAATAGATTAGGTCTTCTATCTGAAGATAATGTAATCTTAAGTCAAGCAGGTGAGTTCTATAATTTCTATAGTATCACAGCTCAGACAGTTAGTGCAGCTGATCCAGTTGATTTAAATTGTTCTAGTATTAGACCTGCAGTTTTACATGGTGTTATACCAGTAGCATCAGGTTTGATCCTATTCTCTGCAAACCAGCAGTTTATCATGTATTCTGCTGATGGTAATCTATCTCCTACAACAGCTATTATACGTGGTTTGTCTAACTTTGCAATGGACAAAAATATAGACCCTGTTGATGTAGGAACTAATATAAACTTTGTAAGTAAAACACCTGCTTATTCCAGAGTGTTTGGTCTGACACCTAGAGGTCAAGGCCAGATACCAGAGGTTACGAATCTTGGTAAAGTGGTAGATGAATACATACCACAAACTATAGATACATTAATTGCTAGTCCTCAGAACTCTTTTATTGCACTATATGGATCAACTTTAGATAAAGTTTATTTCTATAGAACCCACTCAGAAGGTAATGAATCTCTTTTAAAAGCTTGGTTTAGCTGGCAATTGCCCGGTAAAGTACATGCTTTCTTTGTAGATTCTGATATTGTATATACAGTTAACAAAGTAGAAACATCTACAAATGTATTTAGATATGTTCTATTAACTGCAAACCTTAGTGCTACAGCTGAAGATGAAGTTATCATAACTACCAACGATATTAAAATCAATCCTTATATGGATTTATATAGTAAAGCTGGTAATGTAGCAGGTAATCAAACAGTAACTTATGATACCACTACTGGTCATAGTAAGTGTTATATACCTTATACTGATATAGCTTCTGCTACACCAGTTATTACAATCGCAGGTGATGCTGATGTTAACTTTACTTCAGACCCTAATGTACCAACTGGTTTGACTTTAAAACCTGATACAGTAGGATCTGATGGTAATGGTACTTATTTCTTAGCTGAGAATATAGACCTTTCACATGCAGATGTAAAGACTAATGTTATTGTAGGTTATACTTATGATTATGATGTCACTTTACCTAAAACTTATTTCCAACTAGATCAAGGTACAGCAGACTACACTTCTAAAGTGACAATAAGTAGAATGAAATTCTCAGTTGGTAGGTCTAGTACTGTTGGTTTTAAAACTAATGCACGTGGATTACGTGGTAATTCTAAAACCTTTGAAGGGGATGGTTCAAATCAACATTTTGCATTACCATTCTATACAAACGATTTAGATGATATTAAAGTAGAATTGGATGGAACTAAAACTACTGCGTTTACAATCGCTTCTCCTGCTGATATTACTGTGGAAGGTGTTACTACTGAAGTACCTATTAAAGTATCATTAACAAATGCACCAGCTACTACTCTATTCCATGCTATTGACTCAGCAGGTGTAGGTACTGGTTACTCTAATGCTAGTGCTGTAGCTACTACAGGAGGTAGTGGTACAGGTTTAACAGTAAATATAACAACATCTGGTGGTGCGGTAACTGCTGTAACAACTGCTACTGCT